CCCAAAAAATTCTCCGGGGGGACAAATAGTGAGAACAATCCGGGAAGAACTCCCTGGGAAGTAACCCGATACATCCCTAAACAACATTAGGACGGAGCAGAAGTGTACAAGGAACTTTCTGCGGCCCTCCTTTCGGTAGGGAATGACTGGATTATTACCTTCCTGAATGGGGATTGGGGTCGCATCGGTGGTTGGGGGTTGTTCATTAGCATGTGCATCCTAATCACCATTGGCAATTTCACAGAACTTTGGGTTCCAGGTCGACGCTATCGTCGTTTGGAGATTGCTTCAGAGAAGATCTCGGCAGCCAACGACGAGTTGACAAAGCAAAACGGCCAACTTATTCAAGGCAACGAGCTAACTAAACACTTCTTCGAGGAAATGTTTCCGAAGAGAGGGGTGACGACGCATGAATTGGATCAGAAGGCATCCGACTCGTCTGGACCCGGATGAACTGACCCAAAAAGCTGAGGAATCGCTTAAGCAAACACGAAGCCAACAGGCTTGGGTCGATTACCTAAACACTTGGCTTATCAATCGCAAAAACGCCAATGGTCTCGGTGAAGATGTCGAGATCACATTCGTACCTAGGAGCGTGTGATGTTTCCTGACGCTTTCGTAGCGCTTCAATCGATTGCATGGGTCCTCGCCAATTGCCTAGTGCTCTACATTTGGATTGCGCTTCTTATTTTCGTTGTAGGATACTACGTCCTCTTCGATCCGAGCGCAACAACTGCCGGTAAGTTCGTCTGGCGGTTCGCTCTTTCGTTGCTAGGCCTCATCACTTTGCTAGTGATCGGATTGTTTGTCAATCCTGTTCCTGGTTACGAGTGGTGGAATGCACCAATAAACAATGTTCAATGGTGGAGACCGCTTATTCGTCTAGTGATTGTTGGTTACGTAGCTGTCACAGTTACTGGGCTTTCAGTTCTTCTAGTCGTTCGTAAATGGTGGCCACACAAGCTTCGAACTGCACTTGATCGGGTTATTGTGCAGCCTCGTCATGAGACGAGTGAGATTCCGATCGTCAAACCACAAGGAGGAACAGATGGGTGAAGAAGGAAAGATCGAGGAACTCGATGGCGGAACGCCTGATGAATTCTTCGAGGTCGATCCCAAGGAAGATTTCGGTAAGGCGGACGATGCCGACGAAGACTTCACGGAAGTCGCCGAAGACGACAAGGACTGGGGCGTTTGATGACTGCTCCCGCCAATGTCAAAACGTACTACAACTACAAGCCGAGTGATTCTCAGAAATTCGGTGCTGTCCGTGCTGGTCATCTGCATCGCGGTACAGATTTCTCTCACTCGACCCGTCCTGGCACTCTGGTCCCGGCTCTTCTGGCCGGAGAGGTCACTGGAAAGCGTACTCCGTCGTCATATCATGGCTTCGGGTACCAGATCACCATTCGTTCGACATTCCAGGGTCGTGAGTACGACGTCAGCTATGCTCACGGCATGGTCGAGCAGAAGCAGGCGGTAGGTTCGAAGGTCTCTCAGGGGACTTACGTCTCCACCGAAGGAACCACCGGCGCAACGTCGGGTCCTTGCTGCCATGTCGAGGTCTATGACGTCGCGAAGAAGGTCTACATCAACCCGATGATTCTTGTTCAGGCGGTTCTGGCCGAGACGGCTTCAACTCCGAAACCCAAGGGCGACCCGATCGTCCTCGCAATCCAGAAGTCGCTCAACAAGCTCGGATACGGACTCGTCGAGGACGGCATTCGTGGACCGAAGACGATCGCAGCGATCAAGGATCTTCAGCAGAAGTATGGCCTGGTCCAGGATGGTGTTTGGGGCCCGCAGACGAACACTCTGCGGAACGCTCTCGCCACTCCGGTCAAGAACCGTCCTCTCATCCGTCGTGGCTCAGTGGGTCCCTACCCGGCGATCATCCAGCGCAAGCTCGGACTCAAGGTCGACCGCGTCTTCGGCCCTCGCACAGAGGCAGCCGTGAAGCGATTCCAGGCTTCGAAGGGTCTCGTGGCTGACGGCAAGGTCGGTCCTCTGACCTGGGCCAAGCTCGGACAGTAACTCAACCATCTGGGGGCTCCTCGATGGTCCATCGGTTCTGCGGTCTTCATCAGCCGCTCTCCTTTCAGAAGCGAAGTCTCCCTCCCCAGTGTGGACTCGCTGCGTTTAGAACCGATGGGCCTTCCGGGAGCCCCCAGATACCACTCATGGAGGTGATGACCTGTGGTGGCGCCTAAGAAGCCGACTACGCCTAAGCGCGCCCCTGGGACTACGCCTCGCGCACGCGAGAATCAACTCATCGCGAAGGCTTACGACCTGGTCGAGAGACGCCTAGATGAAGGCACTGCGTCTTCCCAGGAGACAACCCACCTTCTCAAGATGGGTAGCACTCGTAACCAAGTGGAGATCATCAAACTCCGCAAAGAGACTCTTCTTCTGGAGGCTCGTTCGCAGGATCTGGAACGTTCTGGTCACAGTGACGAGCTTTATCAGGAGGTCATAGACATGATGCGCATCTACCAAGGAAAGACTGATGAAGAGGATTAGGTCGTATACAGAGCTGTCCTTTTTTGTCACTTTCGAGGAGCGATACGAGTATCTCGCCATTCGCTCTAGAGTTGGTGCGGCAACTTTCGGTGGCGAACGGTTCCTGAATCAAGGATTCTACACTTCTCGTGAGTGGAAAAGAGTCCGAAACCTCGTTATCAGTCGAGATAATGGGTGTGATTTAGGAGTTCCCGGTGAGGAAATTCATGAACGACCAATCGTTCATCACATGAATCCGATCACCATTCAAGACATCGATGATGCCAATCCGGACATTCTAGACCCGGATTTCCTCATTCTCACAACACACAGAACCCACAATGCGATCCATTATGGTGACGCATCACTGCTTAGGCAGCCGATGATCGAACGTTATCCTGGTGATACGCAGGAATGGGCCCCAATAGGAGGGAGGCGAGATGCCTACAGGTAGCATTCTGGACGACACGAAGAAGGTCCTCGGTTACGCACCGGACTACACCGTGTACGACACAGACATCGTGATGCACATCAACTCGGTTTTCGCCACTCTGCACCAGTTGGGTGTTGGGCCGATGGAACCGTTCGAGATCACAGGCAGCGAAGAGGTCTGGAACGACTTCACTGCCGGAGACAAGGCACTCAACAGCGTTAAGTCGCTGATGAACCTTAAGCTCCGTCTCATTTTCGACCCTCCGGCCATGTCATTCCATGTGACAGCCCTGGAGACCCAGATCAAGGAACTCGAGTGGCGACTTTCGATCGCCGCAGAACCGATTGTTCCGTTGGCGCCTATCCTTCCGGAGGAGTAACATGGGCAAGGTTCTGATTGGCAACATCACCGGCCCTAAGGGCGACGAAGGAGATGGCGGAGACCTCGACGCAGTCCTCGGATTCGGCAACACGTCCGATCTCGATGCGATTCTCGAGCTGGATACTGGAGAGAAGACCTCTCTTACGCCTGCAGAGATTCTCGTCGAGAAGACGTATCCGACAATGCGAGTTCGTACTGCGTTGGGGTCTGAGACTTTCGAGTTCATCCACGAGGATCTGACCGATGGCGTTGTTACTGACACGACTATCGGACAACTGACCGCTCTCGGACTTTCTGACGATCGTCACTGGTCTCTTCCTGACGAGGATGGCATGCTCGCCCTCGAGGGATCGTTCTCGACCTTTGTCAGAGACACTGTCTCACTCACTACAGCCTCCCTGGCTGCTGGTGCTCGACACTCAGGCGTGATCGATATGGCTACCGGCTACGAGATCATTCGAGTTACCGTCGACCTTCCCGCGCGCGTGCGCCTGTACGCGACGACCGCTGCTCGTGATGCAGACGTGTCCAGAGCTATCGGAACCGATCCCGACTGGACTACCGATCATGGCGTCTATTACGATCGTCAATTCCCTACGGCTTCTGGTCGATACGCGACTCCTCCGGTTCCGGGTTTCACCGATGGCACAACGGTCAGCGTGCCGATCCTCATCGACAATCTCGACACAGTCGCTCGAGCGATCACTGTCACCATCATCTTCCTAAGGACGGAATAGAAACATGGGTTACGGAACAGGAACTGTAAACAGTGCAACCCCTTGCGCGGACGCATATAACGCCGCAACGGTGGGCCTGGCCGCGCTTCTCACGGCGGCTGGGTTCACTCTTGTCGACACACAGACCATCTCAACCAGAACTCACAAGGTTTGGAAGTCCCCTGGCGGCAGCAACTCCTTCGGCACGGACTGGTATCTGGATGTCGCATACACGACGACTGGAAGCGGTGCGATCTACCTTGCGGCGATTGAGTTCTACGATCCTGCTACTCATGTGGCTACTCGTGGCCCTTTCGGCGATACCGGAACGACGATCGACGCTACAACGTTCTCTCGTTTCGGTGCTGGAACTGCGGCTCTTGAGACAAGCTGGGTTCCTAGCCCAGTGTCTAGTGGCACGAATGGTATTCCGATCAACTCGGGCGTTGCCACGGGCTTCTGGTTCCAGGTAAGTCTCGATGCTGTTATGGGGTTTACTACGCAGGACGCAACTCGTTGGACGTATGCCGGTCTCTACGACATGACAACCAACTATGCGTCTAAGGCGGGTGCTGGTGCCTTCCCGCTGATCAGCTTGACTGCTGGAATCAGTAGTACGATTATCAACTGCCCGTTCTACCAGCACGGTCTTACTCGTATTCCTCCGTTTACGTCCATGGCTGGTGACGCTTGGGGTTACTTGGGGCATCTCGACACGCTTTCGGGCGCCACTAATGACTGGCCGGCTCTTCCTAGCGGTTCTACGACGGGTATGGACTTCACAGCGTCAAAGATCTCGATCAAGACCGATCAAGCTTCTTCGCCGAAGCGGGTGATCTTCGGAACGCTAAAGAACGTCTGGATCGTTCCTGCTTCTGGAATTACTCGTGGTGACACTTGCAAGGTTGCTGGCGTCGATTCGGTGCTTTCTGCGGCACTCGGTGGGTACGCGGTCGCTATTAAGGCCACCTAATGGCTGATTACGGGAATATTGCTCTGGCACCAGACCCGTCGATCTCTGCCATTACAAACTACGATCTGGTTCCATCGCATTTGACAAACGCTATCGACTGTTTGGTTGATTCGGGAGGAACACTGATGGCAATCACTAGCTATCTGATTGTAGGAACAACGACGCCAGTCTTGCCATACCATCCTCCGACGCCATACCAATGGCCTCGTGGAGATCTCGACGCAACCTAGGAAGGAAGTAAATGCCTCAGAACGCAGAAACCATCCGCGCCTTCCTCGAGGCCTTGCCGCAAGACAAGGTCGATTTCGGTACCAAGGGCATGCGCTGGGGAGTCAGACACAAGCGCGGACCCAACGGTCGGGTCAACGGCAATCATGAGAGTTCCGCTCACAAATCGATCAGCGAAATGAGCGACGACGAACTCCGAACAGTGATCAACCGAATGAACCTCGAGAAGCAGTTTCGAGAACTGACCAAGACGCCGAAGAGCCCAGGTCGGGCTTACGTCGAGAAGGCACTGAAGGACGCAGGCAACAAGCAAGTCCAAGTGCTTCTCGCTAAGGCCGGAACCAAGGTCCTAGAGGCCGCGCTCACCGCCACGACTTCCAAGCAGACAGCAGGTCTTGCTGCAGGAACGGCGTTGGCCAAGGGTCTAGCAAAGGCGGCAACGCATTGAGCACTGACCCTGAAGAGAAACCCGAAGAGGACGACAGCTTCGCAGCGTTCCTCGGATACGACTAGAAGGGAGGGTTGGCGATGAGTCTATCGAACACGGCGACACCGTTGTATTACGGTCTGTTTCGTGAAGCAGTGATGAACGGGGAGATCCCGATCAATGCTGAGATCGAGATGGAGATGCACCGAATCGATGATCTCATCGCCGACCCGACCTATTGGTACGATGAAGACGCTATCAAAGGCTTCATCGCTTTCTGCGAAGGAGAACTCGTCCTCACAGATGGCTCGCCATTCAGGATGCTTGACTCATTCAAGCTTTGGGCTGAGCAGATCTTTGGGTGGTACTGGTTCGACACACGCTCGGTCTACGAGCCGAACCCAGACGGGCACGGTGGCCACTTCGTAACGAAGACCATCAAGCGACGTCTGACCACCAAGCAATACCTGATCGTCGCCCGAGGAGCGGCCAAGTCGATGTACGCGATGGCCATCCAGGCGTACTTCCTTGTCGTTGACCCGCATACGACGCATCAGATCACCACGGCCCCTACGATGAAGCAGGCAGAAGAGGTTCTAACTCCTCTCGCCACCGCTATCACTAGGGCCCGCGGTCCAGTCTTCAAGTTCCTGACCGAGGGTTCGCTCCAGAACACTACAGGGAACCGTAACAAGAGGCAGCAGTTGGCCTCAACTAAGAAGGGCATTCAGGACTTCGTCACTGGATCCATTCTTGAGATCCGACCGATGTCCGTCAACAAGCTTCAGGGAGCTAGGCCTAAGGTTGCCACCATTGACGAGTGGCTTTCTGGCGATCTCCGTGAGGATGTTGTCGCTGCTCTAGAGCAGGGCTCCTCAAAGGAGCAGAGTGGAACGCCGGACGACGACTACTTGATCGTTGCGATCTCTTCTGAAGGAACAGTCCGAGCCGGTAGTGGTGACACTATCAAAATGGAACTCCAAGAGATCCTTCGTGGCGACTACTTCGCTCCTCACATCTCGATCTTCCACTACAAACTCGACACGATCGAGGAAGTGGGGATGCCTGAGCGTTGGTTGAAGGCTAACCCGAACCTGGGCATCACGGTTCTCTACGACACCTATCACAAGGACGTCGAGCGATCTGAGAAAGCACCTGCAACCAAGAATGACATCTTGGCCAAGAGGTTTGGCATTCCTCGAGAAGGCTTCACGTACTTCTTCACTTATGAGGAGACTCAACCGCCGACAAAGAGGCGCCACAACTTCGATCATCTGCCCTGTTCTATGGGAGTTGACCTCTCGATGGGCGACGACTTCTGCGCGTTCACCTTCTTGTTCCCTCTCGCGCGAGAGCAATTCGGCGTGAAGGGTCGAAGTTACATCACCTCTCTCACCTATGCCAAGCTGGATAGCGCGAGAAAGATGAAGTACGACGACTTCATCGCTGAAGGATCCTTGATCGTGTTCGAGGGGACCATCCTCGACATGGATCTGGTCTATGAGGATCTCGAGAA